GACCGGTCCTTAGCGGACCACAGCCCGTCAGGCGCACACTGAAGGGCCCGCTGGATGTCGCCCTCGGCGTCCCGCTCGACGCGCATTGCTAGGACCTCATCGAAGAAAAATGGCAGCTCTTGGGATAGCCGCTTACCCGGCATCGAGGGCCCATACAGTATCCGCCCCTGCTCGTCTTGTGTTTTCTCGAGTTTTGCCGTCATTAGCACATGGCGGCCTGACAGGTCCCGAAACGCCCTGATTAATTGGGCCATTTTTTCATTGGTTTCGCCATATGCGGCGCGGCCGTCCTTTAACACCGCTTTTTCGCTCAACAGGCAGACCTCGGCGATCTCGCTGACGCTGTCCAGCGCGACGGACTCATAGCCCTTAGCCTCTTCACTTTCGGTCAACCAGGTATAAGCCTCGCCAAGGGTCGCCATCGAGTCTATCTCGATGTAAGGGATGTCCTGCCCCTGGAGCGACAGCAAGCCTGCCTCGGCTGATAAGATGATCGGCTTGGGGAGCGTCCCAATCAGCGTGGTCTTTCCGGCGCCTGCCTCGCCGTAGACCAGGATTTTGACGCCTTGTGCGCGCACCTGATTAGTGTTTTTTAGATTGATTGCCATTGATAGAACCTCCGTTTTTTTGCCCTAGGTCACCCGTCGCCCCGTGCGGTCGGTGACCATGGGTTGGATACTAGTTGGCCAAAAATCAAATGTCAAGCTTTTTTTTCGTTTGTATATCTTTTTTTAGATCATTTCCGCCGCGGCCTTGTGCACAGCGAACAGCTCGTCGTTAACAAAGACAAAGATATCAACGGCTTGCTCGACTAGCAGCCCCTTCGCGAGCAGCCAGCCCAGGGTATGACTCGGGCTGGATCCCATCGTAGGTGTCGTTTTTTTGCGCGCCGTGGACTCGGCTATGCCAGCTCCGCCGTTTTCTGGCGTCCTCATCAGCCAATTGCGCCACTCGTGGGTAGTGATGACCGGTCGGTCTCCCAGATATCGAGCACCGCAGGCCCGCCATGCTCGGGCGAATTCATAGACCGCTCGCTTGATCTGCGCGTCCTCTTTACTCTCACCTTCGCCAAGCCAGTTAACGATGGCGCCATATACGGGCTCGCCGTCTTCGTCGACCCACCCGTCGATTGCGACTTTTTGAAGCTCGAACCGTTGCGATGGCGCAAGCTCGGCGTCTTTCATTTTGTGCATTACGAGTGTTTTTTTATCGCCGTTGACGGCGATGCCAATCTCAACGTCCAGGGCGCCTCTCCATGCACTAGACCCCCTGGCGCGGTTTTGTGCGCTCTCGGCGTGGCCCGTGTGGTGTAGCAACATCACCGCCGTTTCTAGCTCCTGCTTGATAGCGTCGCAGGCGTCTATCATTGTTTTGGTGTCTTCGGCGGAATTCTCGTCGCCGGTCATGAATCTATGCAGCGTATCGACTATTACTAGTATTATGTCATGCGTCTGCGCTACCCGGCGCAGATACTGCATCGCATGAAGCCAGCCATCGGGCGTATTCAGATTGCACCCGGATTTACTTATAAAAATCTCAGCGTCCTGAACGCCCCGTTGCTGCATCCAAGCGGCGACCCGGGAGCGTAGCCCGTAGTTGCCTTCGCCGGCCAGGTACACCACCGCCCCGGGCTTGGTGGCACGCCCTTGCCAGGCGTTGCCGGTGGCAATGTGCATGGCTAAATCCAGCATAACGAAGGTTTTTCCGGATCCTGACGGGCCGTGCAGCATGCCCAGGCACTGCTCGGGCATCCAGCCCTTGACGATCCATTTGATGGGCGCCGGTTGCGTCAGCCAGTCTGAAGTAACCTTAACTAGCCAATCGTCGGGTTCCTTGGCTAAAATATCGGACAGGGCATTGCCCGCCTGGACCCAATCGTTAGCGTCCATGCCGACCACCGGTGGCATGACATATGTGGCACCGTACTTGGCGCACGCTTGATCGGCGTACTTGCGACCAATGCCCCCAACGTCGTTATCTGCGATGATGACGACAGGTAGACCGTGTTTAACCGCCTGTTCCGTTGCTGCCGGTAAATTTGACGCCGAATAGGCAACGACACAGGGCTCCCCGGTCTGCTCATGTACCGTCGCCGCCGTTGCGTAGCCCTCGGCTATGTATAGCGTCTTGGCCCCCGATATGCTGCCCAGGGTCCAGGTAGCACCCCCGGTTTGGCCGCTCTGGTGATAGCGCTTGGTCCCGTCGTGGCTAATATACTGCAGACTCATTAGCTCGCCGGTAGGCCCATATAGCGGCGATATTAGGCGCCCGTCTCCAGTGATCTTAAGCCCGTGGGATTTGACGCCTTTTTTCGCTAGATAGGGGTGCTCGTCGGTGGCATCTTGGGCGCCAGCCCAGATATCGGCGACCACATCAGCCGTCGCCATCTGTAGCTTGGCCCGGGCCTCGTCACGCAGCCGCCGGATCTCGGCTACCCGGGACGCCTGCAGCATCTGTTCAGCCGGCGTCAGGCCCCGGCCGATATCAGCCCGCCAGGTCTCCTCGATGCCCGACCGCCAGCAGCCAAATGCTCCGGCAGGGGTGGCGTCCCCGTAGCCAACATACCAGCCTGTTTTGTCCTTTTTTTCGTCGGAATTGAACCGATGGATTTTGCCGTCTAGGACGATCCTATCCGGCACTCGCAGCCCCGCCCGCATCATCGCGTCTAGTAACTGGTCCTCGGGTGTCGCAACCGGTGGGGCGGGGTCGGGATCGGTAGTCAGGACATGACCAAAAATGGCCTCTAGATTCCCCGCCATGGTTACCCCCTGGGAATGTCAAAGAATCGGATTAGCTTCATTAACGTCGAGTACGACGGACTCTCACCCCGCATGATGCGATACAGCGTGTTGGGATGGACGCCAATGGCCCTGGCCACAGCGGCTTGGCTGCGGCTAGCTAGTAGCTGGCGGATTCGTTCAATCGGTGTCATTTGACATACTCCGAAATAGACAGCCTAATCTAACAACTAATTGTGGGATTTGCAAAATTTATTTTTAAATGTAGTTAACGATTGATTATCGGGGTATAATCGATTGGATCTTTACTTGGGAGTGCAATTATGGAGCATGATCTAGAGGTCACCAACGTAGCTACGGATAGCCTGATACCGTACATCAACAATGCCAGAACACACAGTGACGCGCAGGTTACACAGATCGCGGCTAGTATCAAGGAATTCGGATTCAATAACCCGATCCTCGTAGACGGCTCCAAGGGCGTCATAGCCGGGCACGGGCGGTTGTTGGCGGCAAAAAAACTAGGACTCAAGACCGTCCCGGTCATCGAGCTAGCGCATCTGTCAGAGGTCCAAAAAAAGGCGTATATTTTAGCTGATAACAAGATAGCGCTCAATGCCGGGTGGGACAACGAGTTGTTGGCGATGGAGCTGGATTGGCTTAAAAGCGAGGCGTTTTGTCTAAGCCTGACCGGGTTCGACGCAAAGGAATTGAGCAGCTTTAAACTCACCGAAACTCCCCAGAGAACCCTCGACGAAGAAAAATACACCGCAAAAATAAATGCTCCCGTCTACGAAATAACGGGTGAATTACCGCTTGTGTCCGATCTGTTTGATACGGCAAAGATGGTCGAATTACGGGAGGCTATTCTTGCCGCCGAAATACCTGACGACACTAAAGAATTCTTACTCCACGCGGCCTCCAGACACGTCAAATTCAACTATTCGAAAATTGCCGAATTCTATTGCCACCAGGGCAAGGTGGTCCAAGATCTGATGGAACAAAGTGCCCTCGTAATCATTGATTACGATAAAGCTATCGAAAACGGCTTTGTTCGGCTAACCGAGGATTTAAAAAGGCTAAGTCAGGAGTCGGGTAATGAATCATACTAGTGATTTTGCTGTCATGATCCTGACCTACGGTCGAGCGGATAAAGTGACAACGCTTAAGACCCTGCGCAATAGCGGATACTCCGGGCGCATCATCCTAGTGTGCGATGATCTAGATCCACAGCTTGAGCGGTATAAAGAAAACTATGGCCCAGACGTGAGGGTGTTCTCGAAAGCCGCTTATCAAGGAACGTTCGATTCCGTTGATAATTTTGGCGTCCAGGCAAGCCCTATTTATGCCCGAAATGCCGTTTGGGATATTGTTAAATCCGAGGGCATTAAGTATTTCGCCGTGGCAGATGATGATTATTCAGGTCTTGAGTACCGAATCACTCCCAGCGGCGACTATCGACCCAAGCGCGTGTTCAATGCCGATGATCTCTTTGCCGCCTACGTGGCGTTCTTGAGGCGCTCTGGCGCTGACGTTATTTGCTTTGCCCAGGGTGGTGATTATATCGGGGGGAAAGATGGTTTCAATGTCAAGAATGGTTTCAGGGTGCTGCGAAAAATGATGAATTGGTACTTTTTCGATGCTGACAAGCCCGTGTATTTTACGGGAGTCCTTAACGACGACCTAAACAGCAGCCTAACGAACGCGATCGAAGGCAAAAAGATATTCACATCGACTATGAATAGCATCGTCCAGGCGGAAACACAGAGTAGCAAGGGCGGGATAACGGAACTCTATCTAGCGCAGGGAACGTATGTCAAATCGTTTTACTCGGTCATTTTGGCGCCAAGCTGCGTAAAAATATCGACGATGGGGGACACGGCGTTAAGAATTCATCATCGGGTTTCGTGGAATAATGCCGTTCCAAAAATAATCCGACAGATCCACAAAAAAGCTTGATTTTGTTTGCGAATTTGGTTAAAATCCCCGTGGAGGTAAAAAAATGAAAAGAACGGGCTCGCTAGAAAGTAGAAAAATTCACGCAAAAGAAAGTTTCAAAAACGCCGCTGAATGCATCGGGGATATTTATCCAGGCAAACGGCTATTCGCTGTGACCCGGGGGCAGTGGTCGATGATTGACGCGATCCTCCACTGCCTAGACCGGGTTGGTCCGGCTAAAGTAACCGTTTGGACGTGGACTATCGCCGAGTACGAGGTCCAAGTGTTCGAACGGTTAATGCTGGACGACCGAATCACGGGCGCTTTGCTAGTGATTGATTACGGCGCTAGGCATAAAAACGGTAGACTCTTGCGTCAATGGCGCAATCGCTTTGGTGATCGATCGGTCAAATCGACCGTAAACCACGCAAAAATTGCGACCATCGAAACCGAATCGGGAATAAAATTATTGCTTAGGGGCAGCATGAATTTGAATTTCAATCCCAGGTTTGAACAGTTCGATTTGTCCGAGGGTTGCGATGGGTTCGAATTAGTTCGCGAAATTGAGAACGAATTGCCCGTGCTGCCCGAAAGAGCTAGCAGCACGGAGATTTACTCCGCGGCAAAGGTAGGGCAGGCATTTGACACGCAAGCCCTTGATATGTTTAGGGATATTAAGGTATGGGCGAAATAGTTTTAGAAAAACTCAAAGATGACAATCCCCACGCGCCGTACGATGAGATAGAGATCTATGCGGCGGCCTTGGTGAATTTTTGCGAAGCCGAGGAAAATGTTCGAAACTACGGGATAATAATCGCCCATCCCCGTACCGGTGCCCCGATGGACAACCCGTATCTTAAAATCATGGACACGTCGTCTAGACAGATGCTCGCGTGCAAGCGGATTCGACACACGCAAGGGGCGTGGGACGTCGCTAAAAAAAAATGGCAAGACAAGAAAGCAGCGGCGCAGTCGAGATCCGATAAATAACGAGTCGTATTTAGCCCTAAAAACCTACGTTAAGGCGTTTTATTCGGTCATTTTCACACCTAGGAACACAAAAACATCAACGATGGATAGCGCAGTTTTGGGAATTCACCGCCGGGTTTTCTGGAACAACGTTGTTTCTGCAATAATCCACCAAAAATAACCCCAAAAAACGACAATATGGACAACTTTGGACAACGCCAAATCATAACCCCTTGAATTCTAAGGCTTTTGGTAGGTTGTCCAAATTGTCCAAATTAGTCCAAATCCAAACTTTGGACAAAATGAAGTTGTCCAAATAGGTTCCGTGGACAACTTTGGACACGTGGACAAACTTGTGACTCTCCCCCCATAAAAAACGCCAGTTGTCCACGGCGAAAAACGGCAAATTTGGACAGCTTGATTTATAAAGTCCTTAAAAATCAAGGGGTTAGGTGGGTTGTCCATTTTGTCCAAAGTTGTCCAAATTGAGAAAATGGACAACTGGGTGTAGTGCCAGTTTTGTCCATATTTTACACCACCCCCCTTTAAGGGGGGTGTGGTATGGACATGGACACGTGCCTGGAGTGAACAGATCGAGAGCTTGATTTTTTGCTATGATTTGCCATGATTGTTTTCGGAGGTTTTTTTCATGAGCGAAAAACAAAAAGAACCCGGTAAAAAAAAGGGAACACCTGGTCGCAAAAAATTTGTTCCCACCGACGAGGAGCGGAGGCAGGTCGAGCTATTGGCGGGGCTTGGGATACCGGTAGCTAAGATCGCGCTGCTGGTTCGGGGCGGGATAGGACAGTCCACCCTGTACAGGCACTTTGCAGCCGACATGCAACGGGGCCAGGCCAGGGCCGATTCGGAAATAGCTCAGACGCTATATCAGCAGGCGATGAGCGGCAACACGGCGGCGTTGATCTTTTGGGCCAAGGCTCGACTTCGTTGGAGCGAGAAGGTTCAGTGAGATGCTGTATTTGGCGTTTATTTGCCGTTTGCGGCGGTCAGGGGGGCTCGCCTATCTCCCGATGGGGTACCGGTTGGGTCCTTCCAGAGCCCGGGGGCTTGCGGGTGACTTCCGGCGCGCTCTCGATTTTTTTATTTGGTGAAAATTAACGGCTTCCTGTTTTTCAAAGAGGGCTCGACATGTCAAAAAAAGTCAAAACCCAGGTTGCCCTGGCGGAGACCTTGGGCGTTTCCCCCAGGCAGGTCGGGACGTGGCGGCGAAATGGCTGGCTGGTCTTCGACGAAAATGACTGGATCGACGTCACGGCGACCGCCAGCATGGTGTACCAAAGCCGGGAGTCGTCAGGAGCGGGGGCTAGGATTGGTGAGGCGGATCCAGTCGGCGAATGGCTGAAGAAAAACCAAGCGACCACCGCCGATGATATTGGCGATTACCAAGCAGCCAGGACCCGGCGCGAGATAGCCCAGGCCGACAGAGCGGAATTGCAGGCCGCTAAATTGCGCGGAGAGCTGGTCCCCCTGGTGGACGTGGAGATCTTGTACACCCAGAAAATGACCGAAGTTAAGGCCGCGATAATGGGAGTTCCAGCGAGGGCGGCTAAGCTATTGCTGAATCTAGACGACGTTCACGAGATCCGGCGGATTTTGTCTAGGGAAATAATGCTAGCTCTGCAGGGGGTATCTGATGAGCCACCCAGGATTTGATGAACAGATCGAGCAGGTCAGAGCCGCCCTAGCCGGCGTATTCGTCCCTCCGGATCCCAGAATGCCATCGGAGATAGCCTCGGAGCACCTGTACTTAGATTCCCGATATTCAGCCGTCCCAGGGCTAGTTGATTTTCGCTCCCACCCGTTTTTGGTGGAGCCCTTGGACTGCCTGCACCCCGACGATCCCACGTCGATAATCGTTGTCCAAGGGCCTGTCCAGTCCGGGAAAACTATCATCCTGCAGTCGGCGTTGACGTACATCATGACGACCCAGCCAGGGCCGGTGCTATACGTCACCGACACCGGCGAGAAAGCCGAGGCATTTGCCAAGACCCGGTTTGACACGATGATAAATAATTCGCCCATATTGGCGTTATTAACGGGCAAGGACGC